CCCCGCTTTAGTTTGGCGTCCGATTCAGGGGTGCGGAGCGTGACAGATTCAAACGACCAAACAGCTTTTGAAGTGAACCCGCCAACTCTCCACTCGTCTTCGCCGCTAACGGTTTTCTCGCCGTCAACCTTGAATTTTTTAGGCATGGCAAGATAAAAGGTTGCGGAGTCTGTCACCTGATAGCCTAGGCGCGCCCAACCATCATATGTGCTGTAGAACGTCACGCCCATCATCATTGCAGTAAACGCATTGGTTCCGGTTGCCGCGTGCCCAGTGTCGGGATTGTATGGTCTGCAACCTGTAGACTTGAAAGGCATCTCGAACGAATTCGGATCAAAGTCCGGCGCTGATACCGCATCGGCAATTGCCTGCAGTTTGTCCGCGATCTGATCGTTTAATCGTGCTGTATGGTCAATCTTTGACATGGTTATATATCCTCGTTTTATGAGCGGTGATCAATCCCGTATCAATCACCATATGGCACAAGGTAATTTATATAGATATGGGTGTCAACACATTTCGGAATATTTATTCAGATTATTTTATCAGGGGTTAATTCCGCCACTAACAGCACTGGCTCAGAAGTGCCACAGAAAGCGCTGTGGGTATCGCTGACAGGGTGCGGAGTATTGGACCCCGTGAACACTGTTAAACCCCTGAAGCGATTGGGGAAACCTGACAGGGTATTGGTTACAAATCTCGGGGGATGGCACAGCATCGCCGCTAGCGCACGGTGTCAACCTGATTACCAATAACAGGGTATAGAGATAGAGACAAACAGAAACCAATCCAACAACATTAATATTCCTCGGCGATCCTTGGCAACCCTTAGTGGTTGGTTCCGTATAACTTGCTTGTCGCAAACAAGTATCTTTGGCTTACCTGCGCCATGCATTGTGTGTGCTAACTACCGTAAATCTACATTATGGGAAGTGACAGACAGGCAACAAACCTAGCAACCATGCGGGCTGGCGGGTTAGTGACCGCTACTTGCTTGTCGCAAACAAGTCTTTTTGCCTGACGTAGTTATGCGGGCTTCATCGATAGTGAGCGCTTACATTTTGGGCCGCATTTTTGGGTCGGGGGAGGGGGGGCCGTACCGCCGGAATCCGTATGGTCCCACTCTCCCTTACTAGAAAAAAACCTGAAACCCACGTGGCTGTATGTCTAAGACCCGATTGGGTGTTTTTCGGAAGGGTTGCAGGGTTAGTCAGATATGTATACTATGGCGACACTTACTTGTTTGGAACAAGTATCTAGCGAATCCATATGAGTGATTTGGACGATAAGTGTGCCGAGAGGAAGGCTGTTAATGTCCGCAAGCGTGGCAGGGAAGAGGCTCGCTCTGAGAAAAGGGAGTTGGCTAAGCTGTCTAGGGAGGAGCAACGACATCGGTTGTCTCTTCTGCGGGCTGAGTTCTTAACCCACTCATCTCTTGATAGGTACGTTGAAAAGCTATTCTCCATGGCTCTTGATGATGACCATCAGGCTCAATCGGTGGCGATCAAGCTCATCGCGGAAAGAATCCTCCCTGTGCAGTCGTTTACTGCTGAATCCAAGAAATCCTCTGCTGTGAACATCAATATCACTGGTTTGAAGGTGGATGTTGAGCCTGTGAAGGCTGATGAGCCGGTGTCTATCCAATGAGTGATTTGAACCTCCAGCTTTTACCTTGGCAGACCGAGGTGATGGAGGATACTTCCCGATTCAAGATCGTTGCCGCTGGTAGACGAACTGGGAAATCCCATCTAGCCGCTATTTCTCTCATTCTCTCCGCTCTTGATGGCAGGGATGGGAAGGTCTTTTATGTCGCCCCGACCCAAGGACAGGCCCGCGACGTTATCTGGCACACCATCTTTGATATCGCCAATGACATCATTGAACGAAGCCATATCAATAACCTAGAAATCACTTTAAGTGGCGGCAACACTATCTACTTGAAGGGTGCTGATAGACCGGATTCTTTGCGGGGTGTGTCCTTGAAGCACCTTGTTCTTGATGAATATGCGTTTATGAAGCCGGATGTGTTTGAGTCCATTCTTAGACCGGCCCTTGCGGATAGGAAAGGGTCTCTCATCGCCATTGGAACCCCTGAAGGAAGAAACCACTTCTACGATATGTTCCAAGGCTCTGCTGGATGGGATGACTGGGCGCAGTTTCACTACACCTCTTTTGATAACCCATTAGTTGACCCCGCAGAAATAGAACACGCGCGAGCTACGCTCCCGGCATGGGCTTTCGCTCAGGAATTCATGGCGTCTTTCGACGCAAGAACGGGTGGGATCTTTGACGCTGACAACTTCATTTACCACGACGAAACTGTAAAGGCGATTGGTGATTACTACATTTCCATTGACTTGGCTGGATTCAAGACCCAAGGCCAGCGCAAAGCAAAAAAGCGAGACAACTCTGCGATTGCTGTTACCAAGGTGACCGCTGAGGGGAAATGGTACGTCGAGGACATTATTTTTGGGCAGTGGTCTTTAGATGAAACCTGCCAGAAAATTTTTGATGCCGTTGAGAAGTACCGCCCCGTGAAGGTTGGTATGGAGCGAGGCATAGCTCAGCAGGCCGTGATGAGTCCGATTGGCGACCTAATGCGCCGCAGGGGTAGGGTTTTCCGCATTGAATTGCTTACGCACGGCAACCAGAAAAAAGAAGACCGAGTTGCTTGGGCGCTGGAAGGTCGGTTTGCTAATCAGATGATTTCGCTAAAGCGCGGCGATTGGAACTCCACCTTTGTGGACGAGGCCGCTAACTTCCCATCTACGCTTGTCCACGACGATCTTCTTGACGCGCTATCATACGCCGATCAGCTAGCACAGGTCGCGTACCTCGACGGTATTGAGCTAGCCGATGAGTGGGAGCCTCTTGAAGATGCTATCGGATATTAAGGTGATGTTTAATCATGTCTGACTTAGAACATATTGGTGTAGAACACGGGCTGTGTGAATGGCTTGAAGAGTTGACCTTGGAGTGGAGAAGCCACTATGAAGGGAACTACGAAGACAAGCACGACGAATATTATCGCCTTTGGCGCGGCATTTGGGCAGAGAACGACAAAACCCGTCAATCTGAGCGTAGCCGAATCATTGCCCCAGCATTACAGCAGGCTGTTGAGAGTGCTGTTGCTGAAATTGAGACAGCATCCTTTAGTCAGTCATTTATGTTTGACATTGAAGATGCCCAAAAGACTCCACCCCCACCCCCGCAAGGCCAACAAGCCCCGAACGCACCCCAGATGCCTATGCCGGGGATGGGTGGTGGACCTCAAATGCCCCCACAGTTACCACAAGGGCCGCAAAATCAGCCAACACAGGCCGAAAGTATTGCTGTACGAGATCAGTTGCACAAGGATATAGACCGAGCTAACTACAGAGCCGCTATTGGTGAGATTTTAATCAATGCCGCCGTCTATGGGACAGGTATTGGTGAGCTAGTTGTTGAAGATTCCAAGGAATATATCCCCTCTACCATGCCTTTAGAGGGTATGCCGCAAGAGGCTAACCTAGTTGAGTACGGCACAGAGACTAAAAACCGCCCTATCATCAAGTTAAACCCTGTTCAGCCCAAAAACTTCTTAATTGACCCCAATGCCACTTGTATATCTAGTGCTATGGGGGTGTGTATTGAGGAATTTGTGGGTATTCATGCTGTTGAACAGCTACAAGAGTCAGGTGTTTACAAAGATATAGACATTGGCACTGATCCTAGTGACCCCTCCATTGATGCTGACTCTGAAATCACTACTCAGCCAGTTAGGAAGGTAAGAGTTAAGCGGTACTACGGGTTAGTACCCACTGACCTGCTGAGAGATGAGGGTGTAGACCCTGAATTGCTGGAAGATGGCAGGTACACAGAGGCCGTTGTAGTGATCGCTAACGGACAAATCCTCAAGGCGCAGTCTAACCCCTATATGTGCAAGGATCGCCCCATAGCGGCCTTCCCATGGGACGTAGTGCCGTCTAGGTTCTGGGGCCGTGGAGTCTGCGAGAAGGGTTACATGTCTCAAAAGGCTCTTGATGCCGAAATGCGGGCTAGGATCGATGCGCTTGCATTGACTACCCACCCAATGATGGCTGTAGATGCCACAAGAATCCCAAGAGGGGACAAATTTGAGGTTCGTCCCGGCAAGATGATCCTGACTAACGGCGCACCACAAGAGTC